CCTTATACAGATTTACGTTCAGCTGCTTATAAAGCAGAGTCTGATCATCTGTTCTTCGCTGGACAGTATGACAACGATACTACTGCTTGGAAAGATAAGGTAGCTGAGATTAAAGCTCGTTACCCTAAGGCTTAACTATGGATAAGTTCAAGAACAATCAAGGTAAGTATTATACCAATGCATTGTTCAAAGAACTAGATGGCTTTGATGCAGGTGTGGCTATATACACACTTGGATCAGATGATATTACAGTAGGCGATAAAACTTATATTGCTCTTCGTAAGGAGTACTTGAGAATAGAAGACCCTACTGAATATCAATTTGCTGCTAAGTTCTTTGATAGTTGGAAGCATTGGAAAGAGGTGAGAGATTCATCTAAGATCAAACCGTATGTAGATGAGTGGCGTGAAGAGTTAGAAGTAATGCTACGATCTAAAGGTGTTAAGGGTGTATATGATAAAGCCCTTGATGGTGACTACCAAGCATCTAAATGGTTAGCTGACAAGGGCTGGTCTACCAAACCTACCCGTAAACGTGGAGCTCCTACTAAAGAAGATGTAGTTAGTGAGGCACGTAAGGAAGCTAAGGTACTTGGTTTTGTAGATGCTCACTATGAACGAATGAATAAGAAGTCAAGATAATATGTCTAAGTCAACTGAACAATCTAAACTTGAAGAGATCCGTAACCTAGCTGAAGGCGACCTCCTTTACTTTGCTGAACTTGTTAACCCTCTAAGGGTGTATGGTGATATTCATAAAGAGGTTTTCGATTGGCTATCTTCGGAAGATTCAACTACCAACCAGCTACTGCTCCTGGCTCGTGGACATCAGAAGTCCCACTGCTTAGCCGTATGGTGTGCTTGGTGGTTAACTCGACATCCTGAAACAACTATCTTATATCTATCAGCTACAGCAGAACTTGCTGAGCAACAGCTAGTAGCTATAAAGAATATACTTGATTCAGATGTATACAAAACATTCTGGCCTAACATGCTTGACCCTGAAGAGGGTAGACGTGAGAAGTGGTCAGCTACTAAGATCTGTGTAGATCACCCAGCTCGTAAGCTAGAGGGTGTTCGAGATCCTACTATTAGGACAGCAGGTCTTACTACAAACACTACTGGGTTACACGCAGATGTAGTTATAGGGGATGACGTTGTCGTACCTGATAACGCTTATACAGAAGACGGTAGACGTAAAGTAGCTTCGGCTATGTCTCAGATCTCCTCTATCAAGAATGCTGGTGGACTTGTTAAGTGTTGTGGAACTACCTACCATCCTAAAGATATATACTCTGTATGGAAAGATCAGAAGATGTATGTCGTTAATAACGATGGTGAGATTGAAGGTGAGAAGAACCTATGGGATATCCTCGAACGTCCTGTAGAGAAAGACGGTGTCTTTATATGGCCACGCACTCACCGCCCTGATGGTAAGGCTTTCGGATTTAACCATCAGATCCTTGCACAGATAAAAGCTGAGTACCTAGACAGAGTGCAGTTCTTTGCACAGTATTATCTAGATCCAAATGATCCTGAATCGGAAAGAATAAGCAGGAATAGTTTTCAATACTATAACCCTAAGTTTATTCAAAGAGTTGGAGATAGATGGGCTTACAATGGAAAGCCTATGAATGTCTATGCACACATTGACTTTGCATTCTCTATGAGTAAGTCTGCCGACTATACGGCTATAGTTGTTGTTGGTATAGATGCCGACGGTCAGATATATGTACTAGATATAGATCGATTCCGAACTGACAAGATCAGTGAGTACTTCGAACATGTCTTGCAATTATATACTCGATGGGAGTTCCGTAAGTTACGGGCAGAGGTTACTGTAGCGCAGCAAGTGATTGTGCGAGACTTGAAGGACCGCTTCACCAAGGAAGGTCTCTCATTAACTATAGACGACCATAGACCTAACAGGTACATGGGCGCTAAAGAAGAGCGCATAGCAGCTGTACTAGAACCACGGTACGATAACAAAGCAGTGTGGCATTACAAGGGTGGTTACATCCCAATGCTAGAAGAAGAACTAGTTCTAGCTAGACCACCACATGATGATATCAAGGATGCGTTAGCAGGTGCAGTAGAGATTGCAGTACCTCCTAAGTCACGACGTGAGCGTACCAAGAAAACAATTAACATTAACTCTCATCCCCGTTTCGGTGGACGTTGGTAAAAGATAGGAAACACTATGACAGGTGCAGTATACGAAACCACTGAAGCATTCGTGCCAGAGTCAAAGGCTGAGATTATATCTAACCTTTGGAACCAGTGGAACAATTCAAGACAGCCTTGGATAAGCGAGAAGAAAGAATTACGTAACTATCTTTTTGCTACAGATACAACTAAGACTACGAACTCTATGCTACCTTGGAAGAACAGTACTACTCTTCCTAAGCTTACACAGATTCGTGATAACCTACACTCTAACTATATAGCTGCTGCATTCCCGAATGACAACTGGCTTAAGTGGGAAGGTTATAGCTTAGATGCAGAAGTAGCTGCCAAGAAAGAAGCGATTACTTCTTACATGCGTAACAAGACTCGTGAAGATAACTTCATGGAAGTAGTATCTCAGTTACTACTAGACTACATCGATTACGGTAATGCGTTCTGTGATGTTAAGTTTGTACAAGAGTATAAAGAAGATCCAGCTACTGGTGAACAGATTCCTCAGTACATTGGTCCTCGTGCAGTACGTATCCACCCATTCAATATCGTATTCAATCCACTAGCTGAAGACTTCTATAAGTCTCCTAAGATTGTACGTCACTTGAAGAACATGGGTGAGTTAAAGAAAGATGCTGAAGATCAGCCACAGAATGAAGGCTTACAGAAAGCTGTAGCGAAAGCTGAAGCTATGCGTAGTAAAGCTATGAACAGTGGTACAGCATCTAAAGAAGAATCAGATATGTATGAAGGCTTATCAGTTGATGGCTTTGGTTCTTACTCTGAATACCTACGTTCAGGTATGGTAGAGTTACTAGAGTTCGAAGGTGATATCTTTGATACAGAGACAGGCAAATTGCTACGTAACCGTCGTGTTATTGTTGCTGACCGTATGACTGTCTTACTAGATGAAGTAATCCCTGAATGGTTAGGCTCTACTAAGTTTCATGTAGGCTGGAGAACACGTCCAGATAATGCATGGGCTATGGGTCCACTAGATAACCTAGTTGGTATGCAATACCGTATTGACCATTTAGAAAACCTTAAGGCTGACATGTTCGACCTTATGGCTGCACCTCCACTACTTATACGTGGTGAGGTAGAAGAGTTTGACTGGGGTCCTTATGCAGAGATCCACGTCGAGGAAGGTGGTGATGTAAGTTTACTTAATGTAAATGCGCAAGCACTTAACGCTGATATGCAGATCGCTATGCTAGAACAACGCATGGAAGAATATGCAGGCGCACCTAAACAAGCTATGGGTATCCGTACCCCTGGTGAGAAGACTGCTTTCGAAGTACAACAACTTCAGAATGCAGCAGGTAGGATCTTCCAAGTTAAGATTAATAACTTTGAATTGAATCTACTTGAGCCACTGCTTAACTCTATGTTAGAAGTAGCTCGCCGTAACATGGACGTAGTCGATACTATCCGTGTTATGGATGATGATATCGGTGTTGTTAGTTTCATGAATGTAACTAAAGAAGATATCACAGCAGCTGGTAAGCTACGCCCTATCGGGTCTCGTCACTTCTCAGCTCAAGCACAATTAATGCAGAACTTATTGCAACTGTTTAATAGTTCCGTAGGCCAGTTAATACTACCTAACGTAAGTACTAAAGAGTTGACTAAGCTAGTTGAGGAAGCCCTTCAGCTAGAGAAGTTCCAGTTATTTAGTGACAATGCACAGCTGTTTGAACAAGCTGAACGCGAACGATTGACCTCACAAATACAAGAACAATTGTTCGTTGAACAACAACAACCAGCCACGGTGTAATCTATGGACACTAGATGGACTTCACACTTATCCAAAGATCCAGTAAAGAAAGAAGAACTTACAAATGCAATTAAAGGTTCTCGTCTAGCTCTGGATCGATTGGTACAAATCCTGACAAAGGATCTAGAAAATTCTCAGAAAGAGCAAAGAAAAATTGACCATTACTCGAGTCCCAATTGGGAACTCATGCAAGTTGATTGCAATGCTACTCAGAGAATACTTGATAAAATCATAAACCTATGTAAGGTTTAATTCGGAGTAACAACATGACTGACCAGTCAGATATCCTATTAGGTGCCCAAGCTGCACCACAGCAAGCACCACAAGCAACAGTTAGCAACCCTACTGAAGCACCCGTAGCCCCTACTCAAACTTATGCTGAATACTTAAAGAGCATCAAGAATGAAGAAGGATTACAAAAGTATGCGTCTGTTGAAGATGCGCTAATCGGTACTGCCCACGCACAAGAGTTCATCAAAACTTTGAAAGATGAAAAACAAATGCTAGAGCAGCAACTAAATGAATTCAAATCTGAGTTCACTAAGCGTATGGAACAACAGGAGCAAGCAAATCAATTAGCCTTTGCTAAACAGGATCAGCAACCAACTGTCCAAGGTTTAGGCAAAGAAGATGTTTACTCTGCTATGGAAGAGTATGAACAATCTAAAGTTCGTAAGAGTAATCGGAAATCTGTAGTTGATACCCTGGTTAACCATTGTAATGGCGATGAAGCGAAAGCTGCTGAGTACATTGGTAACAAATTAAAAGAGCTTGGTATGACTCGTGATCAGCTAGCTAGTCTAGCAGAGAGTTCACCTAACGCTGTTTATAATCTGTTTCAGGTTAACGGAAAGGGCACTAAGCCTAGTTCTCTAGGCAACTCTATCAACCCAGATGCTGTTGAAGCGCATGTTAAAATGGAAGCCCCTCGAGCTAAACGCCTGCCAATCGGTGCAGACAATTCACACTTAGTGAATGAATGGCGCGCCAGTGTGGCAGAAACAAATGCAAATCTTGGAATTAACTAAGGACAATAAATATGTCGTCTCAAAATACTACTAATAGTACAGCGTTCATTGAAGCGCAACAGTACTCACAATTCATCTTACGTAACATGGAGTTCGGTCAACTTCCTACTACTATGTATCGTAACGTGTCTGACTTCGGTATGGGTACAACTCTTAACATCAAATCTATCGGTGTTGCTCAGTTACAAGAAGTGAGTGAAGAGAATCCTCTAACTTACAACTCTATTGATACTAGCTCTGTTACTCTAAACATTACTGACTACGTTGGTGATGCATGGTCTGTAACTGACGTGCTACGTCAAGATGGTAACCAGATCGAAACTCTAATGGCTATGCGTGCTTCTGAAGCTACTCGTGCTCTTAACGAATACTTCGAAACTCGTTTCCTAGCTACTGCGAACGCTGCACAAACTGCATCTAACGCTAACAACATTAACGGTTTTGCTCACCGTATCGGTGCTACTGGTGCTAACCAGACTATGGCTGAAGATGATCTAATCGAATTAGCATTAGCTTTTGATAAAGCTGGTGTACCTCGTCAAGGTCGTATCGGTATCGTAGATCCTGTTGTTGCTGCTACCTTCCAGAAGAAAGTAGTTATCAACTCTCAAGTAGATATGAACCCAACTAACCAAGCTCTTATGGAGAAAGGTTTCGATAACAACCACCAGTTTGTTCTACAAATTCATGGTTGGAACTTATGGGTATCTAACTTCTTACCAGAGATTGCTTCTGAAACTGTTGGTGCAGTTACAGTTACTACTGGTGTAGCTAACATCTTTATGTGTATCGCTGATGACCAATCTAAACCTATCATGGTTGCTTGGAGACAGATGCCTAAAGTTGAAGGTGAGCGTAATAAAGACCTACAACGTGATGAGTTCTTAACTACTGCTCGTTTCGGTATGGGTGCACAACGTGTTGATACGTTAGGCGTAATCCTAACTGATGCAACTGCAACTGAATAATAGGAGATAATTATGTCTTTCGAATCAAACACTGGTATTGGCGTAGCTAATTTCTACGGTCCTCGTACAGCCCTTGAAGGCTTAGCGGGTCACGTAAAAACTGAAGGCGCTAAGAAACAAATGGTAATTGAATTTGCCGGTACTAACATCAACGATGGCGTAATGGATAGTGTTGTTACACTACCTGCTAACGCTCTTGTAGTTGCAGCGTATGCTGATGTAGAAGAAGCAGTTACTATGACTGGTACTTCTCCAACTATCTTGATCGGTACTAACGGTTCTGAAGTTACTAACGGTCTAGTAATCTCTGAAGCACAAGCAGAAGCTGCAAGTGTTTACAATGTTACTGGTACCCTTACTGGTACTTGGGCTGCTGGCCTGACTTCTGATACTGCTGTGTCTGTAACTCTAGGTGGTACTACCCCTACGATTACAAACGATGGTCGTATTAAAGTTGTTATTGAGTACGTTAGCGTAACTAAATAACATATTGAGAGGGGGCTTCGGCCCCTTATCTTTATTTCAATTGGAGATTTAGATGGCTAAATTTACATTACTATATATGGTTCAGGACATCCTGAATGACCTTAACAGTGATCCTGTTAACTCTATCAACGACACACCTGAAGCATTACAGATAGCTCAGATTCTCCAGACTTCTTATTACAATCTGATCTCTAACCGTAACTGGCCACAAGAGAAAAGGACCTTTGCATTAGATAGTCTTGGTGATTCAGCTAAACCTAATTACCTTAAACTACCTGCTGATTGCAAAGAACTAGTCACTTTAAACTACGATCAAAAGAAAGATGCTTCTGCTCGTAAACAACTGGAGACTATCCAGTATGTGTCCCCCGAAGAGTTCTTAGATAGAACCAATAGTCAAGATGAAACTAAGGCTGAAGTAGACTTAGTAACAGACTTCGGTGGTGTACAGATTAAGATTAGAAACGATAGAGCACCGAGTATATGGACATCATTCGATGATGACTATGTTGTATTCGATAGCTATGACTCAGATGTAGAGTCAACATTACAGTCAAGTAACAGTCAGTGTACTGGATACTTGCAACAAGATTTCTCGATGTCAGATTCATTTACTCCGAACTTACCGGATGAAGGGTTTGCATCTTTACTTGCTGAAGCTAAGGGACATGCCTTCTCAGTACTGCGTCAAGAAGTGAACCAACGTGTAGAGCGAGATGCTACTCGTGCACGTACATGGTTATCACGTAAGTCTTGGAGTGCAGCTGGTGGTGTAGCTTATCCTAACTATGGCCGCAAGAAAAACTCTGGAGCTACTCGTAGCAATCCACTATTTGATAAACATTAAGGACATGACCCATGCCTAAAGAAATAAAAGAACTACCGTTAGACGAAGACATTGCTGTACGTAAAGCAGATACCTTTGGTAACTATGAATTGTATCGCCCTAGTGGTGGTCGCTTACCAGTTGAACTACGTGGTATCTACACATCGCCTGTCATCGCTAAGCGTAGACTAGAAGCACATCTAGAAACCCTTGGTGTTATCAACGAAGCTAAGAAGATTAAAGAAGAGATTAAGTCTATTAACAAACTTGATCATCTGTACGACGAGGTTTAAATATGGCACGGTCAGAAATAGATACAGAGTTTAATACATTTGTTGGGGGTATCCTGACCGAGGCAAACCCTATTAACTATCCAGTAGGGTACACGCTGGATGAAGAGAACTTTATCTTAGAACGTAATGGTACACGTAGACGTAGACCAGGTATAGATATTGATTCAAGTCTTAATGACTTCAATGCTAAGGCTGCTACAGAGTTCGCTAGTACTGGTAGTATTACAGTAACTGATGTTACTTATAAAGATTACTATGTCTGGAATGATGCTGAGTTCCCAGATGGAACTAAGGATGTACT